CCGGAAGTTCTTCTCGCGCGAAGCTTCCCTCGCAAGGCACCGGACTGAGGTGCACGCGGCGGCAGCGCGCCGCGGAGAGTTATGACGTGACGCGCCCCAGGCGGTCGCGACGGTCGTCGAGGGTTTGCTCGACGTGAGGGAGGAGGTAATTTTACTCGCACCTTTCAATTTGTTACCATCGAATCGTACTCTCGCGATTTGTCTCGGGTCGGGAGACATGAGTAAACTGGGCAAGCAAACGAAGTATTTGCGATTGGACCCGGAAGCAAAGCGCTTCCCGTGTTCCAGGATCCAAGCCGGTGCTGAGTGCATGGGCTTAGTTGGCAAGGTGTCATTCGTGTGTAAGACATGCCCTTGCAATGCGCAAAGAGCCCTCGAATACCGGCATGGGGGGCCGCAGCCAGTCGTATCGCGTAATTTTGATCTTTTTATTTCGTACATTGGGTCCGTCCATGACCCCGTCCAAGATCTTTTTATCAGTTCCCGCGCATATTGGCAAGAACACTGGCTACCCAAGTGGCCCGCGGTTAAGCAGATGTTGATCCGGCAATCTATTAGCAAAGACCCCGTGATGCACGACCGGGTGTTCGCTATGGTCAAACGCGAATGCGACCATAAGATGCCTAGCCGGCCCCGGCTTATCCAGTACAATGTCAACTTAGCCACGCAGGCGCACTACGCGGCGGAGATGTACGCTATGCAGAAGGCGTGGACGACGTGGTTCCAGCGCCGAAACGTAGGCAACGGGATAAGGATTACGTTTGCCTCCGGACTCAACGCCAACACCCTGGGAGATTGGATGCGGAATGTCTTAGAAGACATTGACGCTCCTCACTTCTATGAGCGAGATGGTAAGAGCTGGGATGCGACGATGCAGGCCCCACACCTTGGAGTCCGTCTAGCTGCGTACAAGCTGGCGGGGGCCGACTTCTGCGAGTCGGTCGCGAAGGGTTTTAAGGTCGTCGGGCGGGACCCGCACGGACCTTTCAAGTACCAAGTAGACGGTACCGTTAAGTCGGGGCATAACGATACCACATTGGGCAACTCAATCGTCAATGCGTGCATTGCCTATACAGCCATGAGGGCTATGGGCTTAAGAGGCGATATCATCGTAGCAGGAGACGACCTGCTGATAGTTGTGGCCGGTGATTTCGACGCGGACGCTTTGGCGCGGGTCGAAGGCGAATGCGGAATCACCCCTGAATACCGGAAGTTCGATGATCCGCGTGATGTGAGCTTCATTTCCGGCATATGGTTGCCCATCGAAGATGACTGGCTGTTTATTCCACGGCCGGGCCGATTACTAGCACGCTTATTTTGGACAACTCGACCTCCTCCCCCGAAGAAGCGGCAATTATACCTCAATTCGATCGTTCTGGGGCTGCGGCCCACATGTGGGCAAATTCCCGTGATAGGAGCATTCTTAGATGCCCATTACGGAGACGTCTCTGGGGCCGCTATCCCCCACGAGAAGCGCCTGAAAGTCTGGGGAGTCGGTAAAACCGCGCCGCGTGCGGCTCTCCTGCGAGTAATGGCATCGCGCTACGGACTGACTGAGGAAGAGATGGTGGAAGCTGAGGAATTCCTCACCTCGTTGGCCGGGAGGGTGGGGGTATTTTCACACCCGGTGCTCGATCGGATCATGGAGGTCGATCTAGCAGACCTCGCCGGCCGTCCGTTGTCTCATTGAGTTGTAGGCGCCACGTTTTCTGTGTAGTGATTCACGCCACTAATGCGCCAGTGGCTTATTTTGCGAAAATTCCGTTAAGAGCCGATTTCGTTTCGAACGCATGCCAGGAAAGGCAGGTAAACAGCAAAGTAAGAAGAAAGCCAAGCTAGTCTTGGTCGCTACCCCGGGGCGTGTGCCGGGGTTGCGGGTGAAGAATCGGCCTCGACAGCCGATGAAACTCGCTCAGAATCCGCGACCCCTCGTCCAGGGTGGCGCGTTGTCCGTTAGTGCACCAGTGGCGGTCGGGAAGATTAGACGCTCCGATCGCCCGCGCATGCGGACGTTGTCGAATGGGGATTGCGTGATTACCCATCGTGAGTATATCGCTGAC